TCAGTTCTTTTTATTTAGTATATCTATTATCGAAGACTTCATATTTTCGGTAACGTGAGTGTATATAGCAGTTGTTGTTTTACCGCCATCCTTATGCCCTACTCTATCGACAATTGCTTTGAGGGGAACATTGTTTTCTGCCAGATAGCTTATTAATGTATGACGGAAGATATGGCTTGATAGATTCTTGTTTATTGGCGATTTAAGGCGAGAATTTGCTCTTTTAATTGCAAGGTTAAAGGAGTTTGTCTGCAACGGAATACCACGCTTAGAAACGAAAATATAGTCCATTTCGTTATAATCGTTTCTTACAGATTTGGACAAATTATTTTGTTCAATTATTTCGTCTAATATCTCTATTTCTCGGTCACTCAAATCTACTGTTCTAAAACTAGATGCGGTTTTAGGAGTTGTTTTGACTCCTTTTGAATAACCAACCGTTTTATCTAAAGTACCGTGAATGTCTATTTTTCGTTCACTTCTTTTATAATTTTCTTTTTTTAAAGCTATCGCCTCTCCCATTCGACATCCATTCAATGACATGAACTCAGCAAGTAAAGCCAATCTACGAGTGTTTGGCCTGCTGTACAGTTCTGAAAGTAGGTCTTTTAATTCTTTTTGTTCAAGGTATTTATTTTGTATTTTCTCTAAATCCTTTACTGTCTGAATCTTTTTTGGAAGTTTAGCTTTTCGAGCTGGATTATATTCAATGTATTCTAAATCAACAGCATAATCAAATATAAGATTTAGGGTTGATTTTGAGCGTTCTAACTTGCTACGAGGACAGTCTGCATCATTTATAAATTTTTGTATAACTTTAGATGTAACATTTGATATTTTAATTTCCTTGTCAAAATAATCAATTATAAAATTAAAAGAACTTTGAAGAGCACTAATGGAGGATTGTTTTATAGATTTTTTATAAAAGCTCCACCATTCTTCAGCTATATCTGTAAATTTAGCATTGGAAGTAGAACTGTTATTAATTTTAGATTCTATTTTTTCAAGGAGTTCAGCCTGTGCAACTTTCTGTGCTCTGGGTGTTTTTTTATCAAGTGTAACAGATACTTTTTTTAATTTTTCCGTTAATGGATCACGGTATCTTTCAAAATATTTGTATTTTCCATTTGGTAAATCTTCTATCCACATTTGATTTTTACTCACTTTCTTGCTAAAATTGAGTACAGTAAAAGGGCTTCTTTTGGAGCTTTTGTACTGTATTTTAGATAAATCCACCCTGGTCCGTCCAAAGATAGGGTGGATTTTTGTTTTTTACCAGTTTCCTTGTTTATATTTTTGATCTGCTGAAGTTAGACCGTCAATATGTAACGCAAGTGAATCTTTTATCTTATGCCCTAGAGGGTCTAATACGAAATCAATCCCTTCACGTCTAGCGAGTTTTGCAGCTGGGACAAAATCGCTGTCGCCTGCAATGAGAATAATTTTATCAACTTGTTGTTTTAAACTGAGAGTGGCAATGTCGAGACCAATACGCATATCGACTCCTTTTTGCTGAACGCTAAAAGCCAAATCATTTTGAGTTAATTCTTCTATCTTTTTCTTACCATTGATTAAAGATTTGGTGGCCGCTCTATTGATAGAATAACCGGCTGTTCCGTCGCTTAGTTCTCCAAAGCGAAGTGCCACCTTCCTTTTATGAGATAGACTGTCAAAAAAATCTTTAGCCCATTTGCTGCTATCTAATTTTAAAAAATCAATTGTTTCATGAGTAAGGGGGTTATATATGACCTTATCGCTAGGCTGACAATCGTAATAGAAAATTCTATAAAGCTCATCATGTACTTTTTTACCATAATTTTTATAGGATAGATGTCTATTGCAATAACTGTAAAGTTCATCGGCTCTTTCAGAAGCGCTTTTTGGACCCATAACTTTGTTTGCTACTTTTCTATAAAATCCACCATCTACTAATATTGCTACTTTATTCATTTTTCTCCAATACAAAAAAATCTCTTGACCTCGACTTGCCCCGTAAAATGGAGAGTCTATTATCAAGAGATACTTTAGCATATTTAACATACATTCATGTATGTAAATACAGTTTAACAACTCTTGAATGTTTTGTCAAGCATAAACTTTCGTTACTTTACAGCGTAAGTTTGTGCAGGTTTCCTACCTAGCTTTTAACGAGGTTCAAGACATTGCTCATAAGTTTCAAAAAATTAATTGTGATTGATTATCAATAGCGATTTGTTCCATTTCCTGAGCTGCCATATCGTAAAATTCTTTTACAGATAATTTGAAGCGTGTTAGAAATCGTTCAGGAGTGTAGTAACATGCATGATAGTCTATTTCTTCTAAGTAATCAATTGCTTTGCAATGTATCATGAATCTGTTCGCTTTAGCTTCATTAATAACATGTAGTTGTGAGGAACTTAGCTTACTCAAAGTAGTCCCTTTTATTTTATGGCCACATTCATGTAGAGTTATGATTTCCATTTGCTCGTCAGATTCAATAGTACCATCAACAATAATCGCACCGTTCTCTCCGTATTCAAAAGCATAAGGGAGATAGTAGCCTCCACCATCGAGAGGAGAGGTCGAAAATACCAAAGGTATTCCTATCTCATTAAGTATTTCTTTATAATTCATAAAATCTCCTGTCATGATTTTATATTTCAGTCTTTAGGTTTAGCTTCCATGTAGCCTTTAATCATGGCTTTGATTACTTCTTTATCATGATCAGTCATAGGTTGTCCGTTATAGGCTTCGGCACTCCCTAACATTCTGTCTACGTCTTTTTCGTTGAAAGGAGAGTCAGTACGTTCTAATAAATAGTCGGTTGATGTTCCAAAATAATCGGCTACTTTCTGTAAATTTTTGCCACTTGGAGTCTGTCTTTTCCAAGCATAAAGCGAATTAACACCAAAATCTAAGCGTTGTTCTAATTCGGCAATTGATATTTTTCTTTTGTCAGCTAAAATTTTTAGACGGTCAAAAGCAGTCATTGTGCACCTCCGAGAGCACAAGAAAAACTAAACTAAATAAAAATATAGAAATGTGTTGACTTCTAAATAATTATATAGTATAATAATCCTTGTAGAAATGAGTTAAGTTTCTAGTTAAGTTTTCAGTTAATAAAAACACTTCACAAATACAATGAACCGAGCCGCCAAGCAAGTTTATAAAGTAATTGTTAAGGCTTTTAACTATGCTTTTATTCTATATTATTATTTAAAAAAAGTCAATAATAAAATAATAATATAGTAAATAATTGTTTAACTAGATTATTAACTGCGTTCTATATCGAAAATAACAGCAGAGACAACTACTCGGACGGTGGCAGTACGGCAGACGGAAATCTAAGTCAATGAGTGAAGCAACTTGTTATTAATTATTTTATAGAGAGGAGCAGTTAAATGCCACAATCAAGCAATGCAGGCGAACTAATTCTTGAATGGTTGGAACTTACAGGAATACGACAAGATTCTTTAGGTTCTGAATATGGACAGAAGAAAGTTCGGTTTCACCAAATACTTCATAATAAAACTCCAAATCATGAAACAAGTGTTCTTATGTCAAAAATCATGAGCGACAAAGGAATAACTTTGGATAAGTTAGATGAACTTCGAGAATTAAAAGGAGCATAGAAAGGAACAAAACATGCCATACGCAAAAATAACATATCTTCCTGTTGATAAAGAAGAAGATGCAGAATGGTGCGATAAAAAGCATCTTATGCAGAAGTGGGAAGGCTTAACTAAAGGCACATTAACAGCTTGGCTCACAGAAATGAGAGATCAACCTGAATTTAAAAAAGGCGTACTCAATCCAACGCATGGTCTTGTCTTTATTAATAAAGAAGTATTTAAAGATTTTGTAGAGTGGAAAGAAGCAACTCGCTATAAAAGTTATAAAAAGTAGGAAGAAATATGCCTCTTGATACAGTAACTATTAAATCCATAATAACAACAAAAAAAGCCGAACATCTCCCCAGATAAACGACTTTAAACTATAAGTAAGGCAAGCCTTGTAGAGCTTTTCTTACTCTAATTATAACAAATTGGAGAATAAAAACAAAATGAATAATACAGCAAACAAAGAAACTTATATCTTAGATGACACCGTAGCCTTTGAACTCATGGACTTATTAAAAGCCAAAGCAAGACATTTTATACAGCTTAATGAGTATGTTTATCGCTTGTTTGACGGTCAATCAGTTGTGACTTTCACAACTTTAGAAAACGATATTCAAGTAGAAATGGTTAAGGGGTAATAAAATGGCAACAATAGACGAGCAGTTGAACGTACGCACAGAAATCGAGCAAGCAGTCGCAAAGCAATGCGATTATACAGAATTTAACCCAGTATTTGAAGACTTATTTTTCACTCTTAACTTTGTTGAGGAACGTGACAATTTAAAGTTAGATAAATATGACATCTATCAAGCATTAATGACCGCTTATAGCGTTGGATTTAATCGTGGTAAAAAAGCTCACAAACCTACAAAATGGCTTGAAAAAGAAACCGAAGAATTTGAAAATTATTGGCAACTTTATAACACTGTGAAAAATCAGGCTATAAAAGATATATCAGGCGGAAGCGTTGCAAGACAAAGCCGTGAATTTAATGCTTTAGTCACTCGAAAAATGTACGAAGCAGGAATAGCAGAAGAAAAGAAAAATTGGACTTCTTGGGATAAATAAGGGGGCAAGACAGGCAAAAAGGATTGAGAAAATGACAAATATTATTAGAGCTTGTCCCTATGTGGCTGGTATTGATAGCTTAGGCATGCGAAGTTTAAAAACCTATCATGCAGAACTTATAGACAAGCAGATTGAAAAGATAGACCCATTAAACGCCAATACAGGCACAGTTGATTATTCTTTTAAAGTTCATAAATATAAGCACGGTGTCCGTTTTGAGGGCGAAAAAGAGGGCGGAGAGATTAGTCTCTTTGATGAGGTGGCAAAATGATAGAACACCACCAAGGCTACACAGCTTTAAAACGGTACGGACGGAATAGTTTTAGACCGATAGGCAAACACCCATTTAAGATGATTCGCAACGCACGAACGGTCAAATATGACTTAATACAGCAGTTTGAAGCGAGTACAGGTATTATCTTACCCAGCGGAGTGAAAAGCAACTTATGCACGCAGACAGTGCCGATTCTAGGCAAGCAACTGGCTGTTATGGAACTACAGATAAAGGAAAATAAAAAATGACATTAAGAAAATTAAGTGATGAAGAAAAACAAGAAATTAAAGATTTAGATTTCAGTCACGAAGAAATGTATAAAATGCTGAAAGCTCAACCAGATATTGAAATAAAAAATCTGACCATTGAAACTTTATACAAAGGCGATGACCTGCTGGCAGTTACACCCCAGTTTGACGAAGTTTCAGATCTTGAAGCAGTTAGTATCTTGCTGAATGTGTTAATTGCGGACGCTAGGGGCTGTACAGACATAGATAGCTTTATCAAGACTATTGTTTCTATGTGGGGGACTTATGACGAAGCGGAGGGGAAATCATGAAATTAAGAGAACTACAAAGTCTTGATCAAAACATTATTAAAATACTGGCAGACCATAAGGGGATTGATAAAGCAATTAACGGTAAAATGTTGGGTCAATCTCTAAATGTAGATTTACGTACGTTGCAATCAAGAATTGAATTTTTGCAAGGCAAGGGTTGCGCCATTGGCTCGATTGATAACATTGGCTATTTTGCCCCTACTAATGAAGAGGAGCGCACCAAAGGCATTACGAAAAAAGAAAATATGGCTTATAGCACTCTAAAAGCAGTCATGGGCGTTCGGAGTGCCTCACTTGACTGGTTAGATGAAATGATTGATTAGGGGAGATATGGAACTATTAACAATTCGCCTCAATAAAATAGTAGCTAAAAAACTGATGAAAGGGGCAGGAGAGACATTGATTTTAGAAAAAGAAGATTTCTATCAATATGTTTATCTTGTCCCCAATAATATGAGTTTTAGCGGTCATTTTGATTCAGTACTTGATATCAGCGTGAGTCAACATTGGGAGATTTTCAACTTTCTAACCTCAAAGTATCAAGAACTAGGCTATAAAAAAGTGCATTATAAACATCCAGCTCATCCATCAAATAAATTTATGAAGTTTCTTAATAAGCTGCAGCGTGACGAATCTGAAAAAGTCGCTACCGTTTATCGACAAAATACATTTGAGAAATTTAAAGATGAAATTGTGATGCACCAGGGCTTTTTAAATAGTAAGAACATGATGAAATTCATTATTTTAGGCAAAAAACACGGCTATAACTATAAATATCTCATGATGTGGGCCGTTTCAGAAATTGAAGCGACTTGTGAGGGAAGTCGGAAAAAAGCCTTGCTGGCTGATTTTATAGGTCTTGCGGATGAATATTTTGATGAAAAAGAAAGGGAGGTGTTGAGTGACTAGTGTAGATGATGATTTCCAAACGATGATTAATAGCTACGAGGAAGAAAAAGCAAAAGCAGAGAGTAAGAAGTCAGAACAAAAACCAGCTCAGAGCGATAAAATCGTTAAAGTTAAATTTGAAGCTGAAAATTTTGCCGTCAATCAGTATGGTAAACCAAAAGTAAATTCTTTAAAAAACATAAGAATCGCCATAGAAAATGACAACATTTTAAAAAATCAATTTGTGTTTAATTCTTTTACACAAGAAATAGAAATCAGAACCCCTTTCAAGTTGAAAGGAGTAGAGATTGAGAATGATGGGTTAAAAGAGGTTTATATTACGGCTATTCTTGAACATTTTGAAGAAAAGTATGATGTTTTATTTGATAGTCGGCTTTTAGTCAATGTGATTAATAAAATTGCTTACGAAAATAAATACAATCCTGTTCAAGATTTCATGGAAGACTGTTACAAAAATTGGGATAAGGTCAAACGTGCAAGAAGTCTGTTTCCTGATTATTTGGGGGCGAAAGAAAGTGATTTAACCGAACGAATGACCAAACTGTTTTTTGTTGGGGCTGTCAGTAAGGTTTATCGTCCTCATGATAAGTTTGACTTTGTTTTGGATTTGGTAGGAGGCCAAGGCTCTGGAAAGACGACCTTTCTTACTAAGATGGGGCAAGGCTGGTACACAGATTCAATGAAAAATTTTGATGATAAAGACCAGTTAGTCATGATGTTACGTGCTTTGATTGTGAATGATGATGAAATGGCAATCAGTAACAAAATACCCTTTGCGGATTTAAAGAAGTTTATCACTCAAACCGTACTTTCTTTCAGGGCGCCCTATGGCACAAAGGTAGAAAATTATGCCAAAAACTTTGTTATTGCTCGGACAACCAACCATGAAGAGTATCAAAAAGACAGAACAGGGGCAAGGCGATTTCTTCCCGTTCATTGTTCAAAAGAGTTACAAAAATATCATCCTGTTTCTGATTTAGACGATGCCACAGTCCGCCAAATATGGGGCGAGATGGTTCACTACTACAAGGAAGGGTTCAGCTTTAAACTCTCAGAGGAAGAAGAAAAGCAACTCAATTTGGAACGGTCAGATTATGAATATTTTGATGAACAAGAGGAACTACTTGAGCAGTATCTTGAAATTCCGATTCCTACAGATTTCTATAAAGTACAAGGAAATAATACAAGGATGCACGAGCGGAGAGCCTATATTGGCTTTATTCTTCAATCTGGAGAAACACCTAAACATGAGTTTAGAGGGGAAATCAAACCAAGAGAATTTGTGACCGCTACCTATTTCTATTGGGAAGCAATGGGGATTGAGACGGGGAAAGGAACTGCTAAGATAGTTTCTAAGTTCAAGAACTCAATGAATAATAAGAAAGAATGGCAAAAAACTACTCGAAGAGGTAAAAGGGGTTATGGCAGAAAATAGGGTGCATTACTAAATGCACCCAAAAGTTAAATGCACCCCACAAATGCACCCCTTAAAAACTTAGACTATATAAGGGTTTATAGATAATAGGGGTGTAAGGGTGCATTTATATCTTAGTAAAATAATAGTTAGTGTTAATTATAAAAAGGGCTTGCTTATCACGGACACATAGTAAAGTTTTCAAAGTAAATGCACCCCATGAAAACATCGCTTTCAAAAATGTTCTAAAGTCTGGTATGACTGTATTTGTTGGGGGTGCATTACTAAATGCACCCATTAAATTAAATGCACCCCAAAAATAGGAGAAAAAAATGATCATAATTAAATTACATGAACAAGAAGAAAATAATGAACCACAAGCCACTGTAAAACAGATTATTGAATTAATTAAAAAAGACTTTATTAATTCGGATGCTGATTTAGAAGCTTTAATGACTTTAATAAGTTGTGGAATTGACCTATTGTCTGAAACTTTAGGTGTATCTGAATTGAGTACCTCACCTCAACTTATAGATGAAAATAGCACACTCAAAGCCTTGCTCCAAGATTTACACGCACTCAATCATTCCATGTTTAAAGATGATATTAACGAAGTACCACGCTTCACAGACGGTACAATCATCACAGCCAAAGACTTAGCAGATATGAATATCAACGCTTTGGATAATATCGCAGAGTTAATTGGCTTTGAATTAGAAGAATAAGAAAGGATTAAAAATGAGAGCAAGGTCTCCAACAAAAGCAGTTGTTTTAATTAATTTATAGAAACAGCGATTAACTCAATAAGCATAAGGGATTACAGGGTTTAGTTGTGTTTCCGATTATAAGATATATTCACTAGTAGAAATAGGAGAAAAAACATGAATAACAGTTACCCCAAATCATGGTCAAGAATTATGTATCAAACTATCGCAGAGTTAAATAAGAAAAAGAATCTGACTCGGCTAGACTTAAAACGTGGAGCATTGGCACTTGTAAAAGGCTTGAATGTACGAAACAAGAAAATCAATGCGGAAAGTGAAGCAGATTATATCAAAGCGGTTTGGGATAATTTCCAACTTTATGAAATGGCTTTGTCAGTCATTGGGATGCTCACACCTAAAGAAATCATTGAAACCTTCCCGATTTACAAAAGATATGATGGCCATAAATACGAGACAAAAGATTACTTTAGTGTACAAAATTCTTTAGCAGCTTATGACCTGAATCAGCCCATCAATGCAGTGGATGATAAAGCTTTTGAATTTCTTTGGGATTATGACAACGATGATTTAGTAGAGTTCACTGTAGATTTCATGGGAGCCATGAGTCATATTAATCGCTTAGAAAAAGGTAAAGATTTGTTTTCTCAATTCTTAGAGGAAACGCAAGGGATAAAATCTCGTGTGATTGAAATCAACGGGATTGAAGTCATTACTTTTGATAATGATGAGGAATTAGAGTAAATAAAAAGACTGTCAGTTAGGACAGCCGTAAGGAGAATAAGATGTTAAATTTTAAACCACACTCTAACATTCAGCGATTGAGATTAGAGAATCAAAAGAAGCTAGATAAAATAGATAAGACAATTAATCAATCTAATCACACAAAGCGTCAGGGATTCAATGTCTTGTTTGGAGGAGGGATTCCAGTCAGGCATAACCGCTTGTCAAAGTCTGATTGGGTGAGTATCAAACAGACATTAAATCATGCTGCTCAATTACATCTAGAAGCTAAGCATTGCAATACAGTTGAACGTGAGGAATATATCCAGAAAGACATTGCAAAAGATTTAGATAAGATACTTAGAAACCTAGGGTTGTCATAGTACTCCTTTCGATATATCTATTATATCACGGAGGAAGCAATGTATATCAAGAAACCAAAGGCGAACTACTTGGGGTTAAGTCATGAGCAATGGTTAAAGCTCAGGGACATCTTAGCTATCATCATGAGACATAAGCCACAGCCTTATCAATCTAATCTGATTATGTCAGCTCTTAATAAGATTGACGACAGAGAGCAACGAAGTATCTTTGAATGCTACTACTTTAAACGTGAGGGGATTGTTTCTATTGCTAAGAGTAGAGGGCTAACGGAGCGAGTGGTCGGTCAGCTCCTCATACGAGCCGTACAAGCGTTCATTGAACAGTACGACGATGGACACTTGCTCTTAATGTTTAAAGATTCCGAACTAGAAAACGAAGAAACAGAATAAATCTTATCTTTTCTGTCAAAACTACCCCCGGGTCTAAAATAATTGGGTCTATTTCCGAATTTACCACAGACCGGTTGGGGTTTTTTAACCAAATATAAAGCTATTTTTTTGATAGGGGGGTGTTAACTGAAAACAAAAATACAAATAAACGGCTCTGTTAAGCTATTTATAGTGTTTTTGTTGAAAAATGTGCTGAAAACGTTGAAAACACTCCAAAGTCAATAAAAATAACGATTGAGGAGATTTTGTAATTCTAAAAAATATAAGGGAAAAACCGCCCTAAAATGGTCAATATTGTTAAAATAACTGTTAAAAAACAGCTAAATGTTAACAAACTGAGAACAATTATTTAAAAATGAGGAGAACTAA